TCCGGTGCCCACATCATAGCACCGGTTTAATAGTCGCGCAAATTATTTTATTGGGGTTTTCCCTGTCAGGATATCGGCGAGCTCTGCCCATGGCATGCCCCGGCTTGGCCAGTCCATGAGGGGCACCACGCGCAGGCCATCTTGGGCAAGCTCGATCGCCTGGCGGCCATGGTACAAATACACGCGGCCCGGCTTGGCCACCGTGCCCACGTAGTGCACCAGGACAAAGCAAGGGCGACCGGCGGCGGCGTGCCGCGTCAGGAAGGCAATTTGATGCGGGCGAAGCGATACCTTCAGGCCACGGGCGACCGCCTTTAGCTCAATCGTGACAAAGCGATCCCCCGCGCCCACAATCAGGTCAGACACTCCCAGGTTGACGCGGTTTTCAATCCGCTCAGTGTCCAAGCCAAGCGATCGCAAGCCATCGCGCACGCGGTTGGCAAAAGCGGCTTCAGGCGTCGCCATCGTCGGGCTCCAAATCGTTGTCCCGTTCAAAGATATCCGGGGGAGGTTCTGCCACTGGAGAGACAAAAGCCGGGTCGCGCTCGCGTTCGACACTCTCGATCACCTGGCCACTGTCGGCGTCAATGAGGGCAGTCGGGGGCGGACCGCCGTACAGGGCTTTGAGCTCGTCGAGCTTGCGCTGCACCTCTTCCTTCGACATGCTGTCGATCGTGCCATGCCTGATTTCCTTTCGGTCCACATAGATTGTCCCCAGGGCCTGCCCCCTGCGGTATTCTGCCTGCACAGCGGCGGCATATGCCCCAGCTTCCAGGGCTTTGTCCCGGATCAGCTGCAGGTCCCGCATGTGCCGCTCGTATGACGTGTTGTATTTGCTGTTGAGCTCTGCCCGGTAGGCCTGAATGGCCGCGACCACGTGCGGGTTGATCTCGGGGTTGGTGAGCTTCCAGGCCATGACAGAGGCGCTGGTGGGCACGTACCCGGCCCGAATGGCCGCTTCCTTCATCGTGACCCGGCCATCGCCGCTCACGAGCTCGGTCACGAACTTCCATTCCTTGGCGTTCAAGGTCTTTTGCTTGCGCAGCGGGGCCACTGCGGTGGCCATCCGCTTTTGTGCCTTGTCCCCAATAACGGGCGGCACATTCCATACATCCTTCTTTGTCATCAGGCAATCCTCCACAACCGCCAGCCCTTTTCGACCTTGCGCAGCTGGAACTGCCATTGTGGCTCATGTGCCCGGACAAACCTCAAGGCAGATACTCTGGCGCTGTTGGCCTGCTTTTCCTTGGTGAACAGGATCGAGTCCCCGGGCAACATTTCCCCAAAAGGGTACTTTGTCCGGCCCCTCGGCATCTCCACTCCGGTATCGATCTGAAACATCCTGTGCGCTCCTGTACTTTGCTGCAGCAAGTGTAGCAAACCCTCCCAAACAAGCAAGCCCCGGCCTTGTAAGCTACGAGTAAGCCATATAGACTTTTTTCCAGCAACAACAGAAAAAGTTTTTTCAAAAAGTAAGCCCCCATCTCCCCTGAAAATTTCTTACATCTATCTGTCAGTGTGATGTACTGTCACACTCAGAACCCGCATAAATGCTAGTTATTACGCCATTTCGTCAAATCACGCCAAAATGGTTTTTAAAAAAATAAAACACACAATAGTACGGAGACCCCTATAGGAAACCCCTCAAATCCGTTTTCTATAGGGTTTCCCCCTACGTTTTAGGCCACTTATCGTACTTGCCTGTACTAGCAGTACCGCTTATAATTGCCCTACACTCCCGCAACTTTCAGAAAGGATAGAGCAAAATGAGTGCAAAAAAGCCCCGGTCCACGGCCCGTCCCCCATCCCCCTCTGACACCGATTCCCCCGACATTGACCGTACCGCCCGGGACATTGCCGAGGCCTCTTCGGTCCGCGTTTCGCGGCTCTTGTCTCAATTAGAAAGTGAGGGCCTGACCCCGTTCGAGGTGTTCACCACGGTTGTCTTGGCTGCCGGTGTGGTGGGCAAGGCCTTGGAGATGCCCCGCGCAGACCTTTTGGAGGGGGTAGGAGCCGCGTTTGATTCCATCATGCTGGAGGATGACCATGGCATCCACTAAGCCCATCCTGCGCCCCACCCCGCCTTTTGACACAGGCAAGGTGAAGATTGGTCTGGCCTACGTGCCTGTTCAATCCTGGTCCCCGGGCCGCGATGCGTACCGCTTGCAGAGTGCTTTGTTGGCCTCGTCTGGTACGCCTTTGGTTCGCCGGGGCCGTATCCGGTCCTTTTTGCGGTCTATTTTCCTGGAGGGTCATCATGAGCATCTCTGACCACACCCCTGATCATTCAGCCGAGGGCCTGATTCGTTTTGACTATGACTGTGCGGAGCTCAATAGCTTTTTGCAATGTTGGTTCGAGTACGAAGAGGCGGAGGCAGGCTCAGCTTATGAGCCTGCGTATCCGGCCAGTTTTGCTTTGGTGCATGCCTACCTTCCTGCCTCTCGAATTGATCTGGCGTCCGCGTTGCACGATTCGATTGTGGATGAGATCAATGAGTGGGTGTATGGCGAGGCGGCGCAGGCTCGCCAGGACGCGGCTGACGACTTTGCAATTGATCGCTGGGAAGCCAGCAGGGAGGGGTGATGGACGAGAGTAACCAGTTTGCTCGTGTTCACAAGGACACTTTGGAGGAACTTTTCAAGTCGGTGCAGGTCGCGGCGCACGCAAAGCGGTTGGCGCTGGAACTGGAATGTCTGCTGCTGTCATGTGAGGAGACGGCGGTAGTCAGCAAGTGGTGGGCCTCGGCGCACGCAGCGCTTGGGGAGTACCAGGATGCAATCGATCGCCTGTATCCGCAGGATCATGTAAGCCCTTTGGGAAAGGATTGATCATGGAATACACCCGTGATGATTTGAGGAAAGAGCTCTTGGCTGACGGTACAGAGTATTGCTGTTACTGCGGCCAGGAAAAACGCCGGTTTGGCTGCTGTGGTGAGAACCATTTTGAGACGTTCGCGGACATGTCCGAGGACCAGCAGGAAGAAATCTTGGAAGAGATGTGGAGAGGTGCGAGATGAGTGAAATAAACACAGGCGGGCCAGCGTTCCCTGTTGGTACAGCATTTCAGGGCATGACCCTGCGCGACTACTTTGCGGCCAAGGCGATGCAAGCAATGACCACTAGGTTTGAGGCCAACGAAGGTTTGTTGGCGGCTTATTCGTACAAAGTAGCAGACGCCATGCTCAAAGCACGAGGAGAAAGCAAATGAAAAAACTACTGATCCTCGCTGCGTGCTGCTTGATCCTGCCAGCGCATGCCGAGTTCAAGGACGGCAACCGCCTGTACGGGCAGATGCAAAAAGAATATGGATCGTATGACTGGTTCAATGCGATGGGGTATGTCACTGGCGTGGCGGACACCATTACCGGGATCATGGCGTGCGGTCCGACGGGTGGAGTTTCTGCGCAGCAGGTGTATGACATCACCAAGCAGTACATGGAAGAGAACCCTGCTCTGCGCCATCACCCTGCCGACCAGCTTGTCACGCGGGCCTTGAGCCGTGTGTTCCCTTGCAAGAAAGGATCGGGCGTATGAGCAAAGACGAAGCACTGAAGCTGGCGCAAATACTGGACTACAACCCAGAAACAGGGGTTTTTACATGGAAAGTTCGGCGCGGCAGCAAGGGCGCAGGAACCACTGCAACTTACAAAAACACAAAAGGCTACGTTGGCATTTGCATTGATCGTAAGCACATGAAGGCCCATCGGGTTGCTTGGCTTATGACGCATGGCGAGTTGCCAGACGGAGAGATTGACCACATCAATGGCATCAAAGACGATAACCGGCTGTGCAATTTGCGACTTGTACCAAAGTCAATCAATCAACAGAATCAACGCAAAGCCAGATCAGACTCTACTTCTGGATTGCTTGGGGTAAGTTGGTATTCCGCTGGGGGAAAGTGGAAGGCCGACATCAGGGTCAATGGAAAGAAAAAACATCTTGGCTACTTTGACTGCAAAGATAAGGCACATCAAGCCTATCTAAATGCAAAGCGCGAACTGCACGAAGGGAACACATTATGAGCAAGCAACAAGAAGCATTGCGCCTCGCTCTGGAGGCGTTGGAAGTTCTGGGTTGGCAACCAACAGAGGAAGCTATGGACTACCGGGACAACGCCATTGACGCCATCCGCGAAGCACTGGCCGACAGCGCACTGGATCGCATGGCAGAGAACGCCAGAGAACTGGGGCTGG